TTCTTAGGCATCAGTTAGGAATGGAAGGTTATGGAATTTATTGGTTTTTGATTGAGCAATTAGCCAATGCTGGAGGTAAATTACCTTTAGAATTAATCCCAGTTTTAACAATGCAAATGCAGTCTACAGATGTAAAAGTTAATGGGGTAGTACACAATTTTGGGCTATTTACGATAGAACATGATGAGTTCTGGTCCGAGCGTTTACAAGAGCATTTAGAACTAAGAAACAGATTAAGTGAAGGGGGTAAAAATGGGGCTGCCAATAGGTGGGCTAATAGGGGGGCTATTGGGGGGGCTAATGCAAAGGAAAGGAAAGAAAAGGAAATAAAAGGAAAGGAAATAAAAGAAAAAAAAGTAAAGGAAAGTAAAGTACTAACTCTTTTTAGTGAAAGTATTTATAATGATATAAAAATATTTGAGGCAAGTTTTTTGGGTACTCAATATGAAGGTGCTAATTTTACCTACTATCACGAGGTTATAAAAAATTGGTCAGATTCTACTGGAAACAAAAAAAGAGATTGGATTGCCACCGCAAAAAATTGGATGGCAAAGGATATGACAAAAGGAACTTTTATAGACAAAAATTATAAGCCAAATGCAAATAATCAAACAAAATCAAGAGTTAGCCACGCTACCGAAGAACAGTTTATCCAGACTGCTTTTAAACGCAATGGCGGTTGGTAGTACTGGAGAGGTTCACAATCAAATGTGCCGATATAAAGAAAAGGGAGAGCCAAATCATTTGTCGGTAATGCAAAACATACCTAAAGACCAAAGGTTGCCACAAATAGCTAAAATTTACGGAAACGATAAAATAGCAACTGTATTAGGTAAGCAAATAACAAGAACGCTTCTAAATTTTAATTTAAGAGTGGGAATGAATACAGAGCAGATTTATGATTTGAGTCTGGCTTTGATTGAAACGGCAGAGGAGGATAATTTAGCTATTGAGGACATTATGTTATTCTTAGATGGTTTGCCTAAGTTTAAATACGGCAAAGTTTATGATAGAATGGATATGCCTACATTTTTTGAGATGTTAGAAGTATATCGTGAACAAAGGCATCAAGCGTATGTTAATGCTAAAGAGGAGGCACACGCTCAATTTAAGTCTATGGGCGATACTAACCGAATGTCAAACGATTCAGACAAAGAGGCTAACCGAAACGCAATGAACGATTATCTAAAAAACTTATCTAAATAATTGCCCAGCTTAAATTTATTAATTAACAAATGGGTGTTGGTTATGTAAACGGCTGGGCATTAAACTTTAAACTATGAAATGGATTAAATTTTTCTTTATTAGTGTTCCTTTAGCACTACTTTTAATAACAACTGCAAACCTTTATTTTGAATTTAAACGATGGAGAAAATGATAGCAAGTGGAACAGAAAATGCGAGACCAATAAAAATGATTGACATAGAAACAAAAGAAATAACCATATTTAAAAGCATAGCTTATGCAGTAAGAACAACTAAAGTAAATGAGTATGCTTTAAGGCAAGGATTAAGCCCATTAAAAAAGAAGCGATTTGAGGTTAATGGTCGAACTGTTGTTTTTAGGCTACATAACCCCTAACTTTGCCATATGGCATTAACTCCATTACCTAAGCTATTAGAAAAAACACAAAAGGTGATTAACGCATACGTTCGCAAAAGAGATGAAGGTTTGCCTTGTATATCTTGCGGAAGTCAAAATGCAAATCAAGCTGGGCATTATTTTCCAGTTAAAGGATATTCTGCTTTAAGGTTTAACGAATGGAATATAAACCTTCAATGTGCTGGATGTAATATGTATAAACATGGCAACCAAGCTATGTACAGAATAGGATTAGTAAACAAGTTAGGTGAACAAGCGGTAAAAGGATTGGAGACAATAGCCACTAAGGTTAAGGTTTACAAATGGTCCAGAACAGAACTAAACGAATTAATAGAAAAATATGGCGAAACTAAGTAGCAACGGCAAAGTCAGCTTCGGCAAAAGAAAAGCTGGTAAAGCAAAGAAATCCTATAACAAACACTCTCCAAAGCCAAAGGCTTACAGAGGACAAGGTAGATAGTATGAAAGACACATTCGCAAAAAGAGAATATAAATGCAAGTGCGGTAGAATAACCGAAGACTATGTATGGCAGTCTTTGTTAGAGTTTCATAAAGTAGCGTGTTTTAAGTGCGGAAAGGAACTAAGCATTGAAAGCCTAAAAGTTAAAGAAAAAACGCAATTACCATCTATTAGAACTGACACAAAAAACCGATAATGAAAATAACAGACATTAAACCAAATCCAGAAAACCCAAGAATAATTAAAGACCATAAGTTTAAACAACTTGTTGATTCTATTAAGTCCTTCCCCCAAATGCTGGAACTTAGACCTATTGTAATAGATGAGAATAACATTGTCTTGGGCGGTAATATGCGTTTAAAGGCTTGTACTGAAGCTGGACTTACAGATGTGCCAGTTATTTACGCAAAAGACCTTACAGAAGAACAAAAGAAAGAATTTATCATTAAGGATAATGTAGGTTATGGCGAATGGGATTGGGATGATTTAGCTAATAATTGGGATGAGCAACTTTTAACAGAATGGGGTTTAGATATACCAAACTTTGAGCCAGAGGTATTAGAAGCTGAAGAAGATGATTTTGCAGTACCAGACGGAGGAGTTGAAACGGATATAGTATTAGGCGATTTATTTGAAATAGGCGAACATAGATTACTTTGTGGGGATAGTACAGATAGCGACCAAGTTGCAAAACTAATGAATGGTCAAAGTATTGATATGGTATTTACAGACCCACCTTATAATATTGATTATCAAGGAGTAAAAGATAAAAAAGACAAAATAGCTAATGATAAAATGAGTGATGAAGATTTTACTCAATTTTTATATGATGCCCTTAATGTAAATTCTGATACTTTTTATGTTTGTTGTTCTTGGCAATATTCTCATTTATTTAGAGAAGCAATGGAACAATTGCAAAAGCCAGTTAAATCTTTTATAGTTTGGGATAAAGTTAATCCAGCACAACATTTAGATAAATATTTTAAACAACACGAAATAATTTTATATCACGGTAAATTTGGTGGAGAAAAAACAGTAAGAGGAGATGTTTGGCAGACTAAAAGAGAAAGAAATACTGTTCATCCAACTATGAAGCCAATATCACTTATTGAAATGGCTTTAAACGACAATCCAGATAAAATAAATGTATATGATGCTTTTTTAGGCTCTGGTTCAAGTATGGTAGCTTGTCATCAGTTAAAAAAGAAATTATTTGGTATGGAATTAGAACCTAAATACTGCCAAGTGATAGTTGACCGAATGAGAAAACTTGACCCGACCTTGATAATCAAGAAGAACGGAGTACCTTTGTAAAACGAGAATAAATCGTGAGATATGGCAAATGAACAAAACTTAAAGCCATTCCAAGTAGGCAATCCTGGTGGACCGGGAAGACCTAAAGGAGTGAAAAATAGCAAGACAAGACTTTTGCGTTTACTTGAATTAGTGACTAAGGTGCGTAACCCAGTTACTGGCGAAGAAGAAGAATTTAGCATAGCAGAACAATTGGATATGCAGATTATAGCTAAGGCAAGAAAGGGCGACCTTAAAGCCTATGAGATAATCTTAGACCGATTAGAAGGTAAGCCTAAACAATCAACAGAGGTAGAAGTTAGCGGTGGAGTAAACATAACTTGGGAGGAGAAAAAAACATACGTTGGAAATACTGGTAGCCTATAATGGAATTATCAATAAAACAAACCATAGCCTTAGATTTACTTGAAGATAAAACCACAAATGAGATTTTATTTGGCGGTGGGGCTGGTGGTGGTAAGACTGCATTAGGTTGTTACTGGCAGTTAAAGCAAAGACTTAAATATCCAAACACAAGAGGCTTAATTGGTCGTGCCGTATTAAAGACACTTAAGGAAACTACATTAGTATCATTCTTTCAAGTGGCAAAGATGCAAGGCTTAGAAGCTGGTAAGCATTACAAGTACAATGGGCAGATGAGCCAAATAGAATTATTTAACGGCTCAGTAATTCTACTTAAAGACCTTTACGCTTATCCAAGCGACCCAAACTTTGACGAGTTAGGTTCTTTGGAGATTACAGATGCTTTTATAGACGAGGCTAACCAGATAGAAGATAAAGCACGAAACATTATCAAGTCAAGGATAAGATACCAGCTTGACGAAAATGATTTAATACCTAAAGTACTTTACACTTGTAACCCAGCAAAGAACTGGACCTACTCGGAGTTTTATAAGCCACAAGTAGACGGTACAATAGCAAAGAACAAACAATTTATCGCATCCCTAATTGACGATAATCCATTTATCTCAAAGCACTATAAGGAAAATCTCTTAACCTTAGATACAGTTTCAAAGGAGCGTTTGCTATTTGGTAACTGGGAATACTCTAATGACCCATCAATACTAATCGAATATGACAAGATTCTTGATTCTTTTAATAGCGGCTACATACCTACTGGTCCACACTATATTACTTGTGATGTTGCACGTTTTGGCTCTGATAGTACTGTTATTGGTATTTGGGATGGGTTTCGTGTTAAACTTCATCAATACAATGGGAAGTCAGTTGTTGAGGTCGCTGAAATTATAAAACAATTTCAAGCAGAACATCAAGTACCTAACTCCCAAATAGTAGTCGATGAAGATGGAGTAGGAGGTGGGGTTGTAGATATACTTAGATGCAAAGGATTTGTAAACAATAGTTCTCCATTAGAAAACCCTATAACAAGACAAAAGGAAAACTTTGATAACCTTAAATCACAATGCTACTTTAAGTTAGCAGAGTTAATGAATGATAACAAAATCTTTATTAATGCAAGTGGCACTACTAAAGAAAAGATTATTCAAGAGTTAGAACAAGTCAAACAAAAGTCAGTAGATAATGATGGCAAAAAAGGAGTAATGCCAAAGGATAAAGTAAAAGCCTTAATAGGTCGTTCTCCAGACTTTAGCGATTGTTTAGCAATGAGGATGATTTTCGAATACACTCCTAAATTCCAAGTAAGCGTATTCTAATATAAAATCTTTAACTTTGACTAAAATATACACAAATGGGATTATTTGACTTCTTGAAAACAAAACAGAAGCTAAACACTATTTTACCTAACATTCCTTTTAACGGACAAGTAGCAATACAACAAGGGATAGTAACTTGGCAAGGTGGCGATAATATTAGCTTTGTAAACGATGGTTACCAAGCAAACGATATAGTTTATTCAATTGTAAAGTTAATTACTGATAAAGCAAAGATAGCCCCCTGGCATGTTTACAAGGTAGTAGATGAAGTTGCTGCTAAGAAGTACAAGGCTTTAATGAGCCAACCAGATAAGATTGAAAACTGGAAAGAAGTACACAAGCTACATAGCAAAGCATTTGAAATATATAAGAACGATGGTAGATTAAATGAATTATTAAAATACCCTAACGAGCAAGATACTTGGGGTGATTTCATTGAGGCTTGGGCTGGTTTCAAATTAGTTACTGGTAATTCATTTGTGTACGCTAAAATGATTGAAGGTGGTAACAATAACGGAAAACCATATGAGTTATACGTTTTACCAGCACAGTATATGTATATCATTGCAGACATTCAACAATTCCCTCCAACGATAGCTGGTTATCAATTAAACTATGGACCACTTTGGGACTTTAGCAAACAAGAAATTTTACAAGATAAATACTTTAACCCACAATGGAATACTACTGGCAATCAATTGTATGGTCAATCTCCGTTAATGGCTGCTGCGAAAAACTTGACTCGTTCGAACGAAGCCAAGACTGCAGCGGTTGCATCTTTCCAGAATGGAGGTCCAGCTGGAGTTCTTTTTATGAACGATGATAGATTTGACCCAATGAGTGGAAGCCAACAAGCACAAGCGTTGAAGAAGGCGGTTAGTGAGAAAGGCGGTGCAAGTAACTTTAATTCTATTGCAGTAAGTGGTTATAAAGTAGATTGGAAACAAATAGGATTAAGTCCGGTAGAACTTGACATTATTGAGAGTGAGAAGTGGGATATGAAAGCACTTTGCAATATTTACGGAGTACCGGCACAATTATTAAACGATAGCGACAACAAGACTTACAATAACCAAAGAGAAGGTGAAAAGGCTTTGACATTACGTTGTGCATTACCATTGTTAACTGGTATTAGAGATAACATCAATAGAAAGCTACATTCTGATTGGGGCTATAAAGGAACTGATATTTATGTAGATTTTGATGCATCTATCTATGGTGAACTTGAGGCTAATAAGAACGAGCAAGTAGAATGGTTAGATAAAGCGTGGTGGATTGCCCCTAAGCAAAAAATGGATATTATGGGAATTGAAATACCAGACTACATACCAGAGGCGGAAATGGAAAAACTTTACATCCCATCTTCACTTCAATCAGCTGACGATTTCCAACCATTACAAATACCAGAGTAAATGATTTGGCAAGACTATCGTAAACTTTATGCAAACGCATTAAAGCAGTACTCGCCTAAGTTCAAAAAAGAACTACAAAAGCAAGTAGATACTTTTTGCCGTACACAAGATTATGACGCAATAAGCGACAAAGCCCTTAAAAAAACGATTAAGCAGCTTCATGTTGCTTTAGGTACAAAGATGGCTCTAATAGCAGAAAAGGACGTTAAAAAGGCTACAAAGGGCTATTCTGGACCATTCGAGCAAAAGTCAGCTAAGACAGACCTTTTTGCTTATGTTATTTTACAATACTTAGAAACTAAAGGCTTAGACCAATTAGCATCTGATATTACCGACACTACAAAAAAGCAAATAAGAAACTTCTTATTGCAAGGAGTAGAAAAAAACTTAACCATTAATGAACTTATCCCATTGCTTAGAGTATCTGGTATTACAGATTATAGAGCAGAACTTATAGCAAGGACTGAAACATCAAGAGCAGCTAATACTGGCTCAATGGTAGGTGCAATGTCTACTGGCTTAGTTACCGTTAAAGAATGGATAGCAACAAGAGATAACAGAACTCGTAGAATACCAAGAGATAGTGCTGACCATTTACACATGGACGGTGTAACAGTTCCTATGGATGAGAAGTTTATGGTTAAGGGTAAAACATTTGTAGACTATATGCTACATCCTGGCGATTCAACTGCTCGTGCTGCTAACGTATGTAATTGCAGATGTACCTTAGGGTATGAGGCAGTAAGAGGTAGCGATGGTAAATTACAAACACTACAAAACAATCCACCAAAGGGAGATGCTGGAGTAATTTGGAGTTTACTTTCAAATGTAATAGGAATGACAATAGGAAACTTAGTAGCGGAAGCGTTGCAATAATAAAAAATATAATAACTTTGTTTTATGAGTAAAATCGAACAAAAGGGTTATGATGAAATGATATTAGACATCACCCCAGAAACAAGAACAGTAAAAGCGTGTTGGTCTCGTTTAGGAAACGTTGATTTAGACGGTGATATTATCGTTGCAGAAGCGTTTACTAAAACAATAAAAGAAAGAGGACCAGAGGGCAAGAATATGATTTGGTCATTAGTAGACCACAAAGCAGATATGGCACATACTTTAGGTAAGCCTAAAGAATTGTACGTTGAAGGCGATATGCTTGTTGCGGTTACTGACTTAATTGAAACAGAGTGTGGCGAAGATGCAATCAAACTTTACGAGGCTGGTTTAATCAATCAACACTCAATCGGTTTTACTACATTAAAAAGTACAGTAGACCAAAAGACTGGAGTTAGAACAATTACAGAATTAAAACTGTATGAAGGTTCAGCGGTTCTTTGGGGTGCTAACCCAGAAACTCCAACTCTTGGATTCAAGGGTGAATTAAAAGAAAACAAGGAGACTTTATCTTTGCGTTTAGAAAACTTGATTAAGGCATTTAGAGGTGGAACCTTTACAGATGACACTTTTGCTTTAATGGAGATTCAAATAAAACAAATACAAGCTGCATTATTAGAACTTGACATTGTTGAAACTATCACTCAACCCGAGCCATCAGTTGAGCCGACCGAAACAGTAGTAGAGGAGAAAAGTAATGAAGACGTATTGAAAGCAATCAATCATTTTAACAATCTATTTAAAAAGTAAAAAATGGAAAATTTAATTAACGAAATGGCAGAGAACCTTAAAGGTTTTCAAGCTAACACAAACGCTTCTATTGAAGAAGTAAAAG